TTGATGTACTTCGGGACTTCGTGGACATAGCCCTTGATGCTATAGGAATTGATTGTACCTTATACATTCCAACAAATACTTCCTTTGCAAGTGCAGAAAAGAAAGACATCTATGCAGTTCCAACTGATTATGAGTATATTTCTTATTCTGCTAAAGTTTTTATCAATTGGACACCAAACATCTGGAAGTTAAAGAAGTTGGGGTTGTTTCTGGAAGACCAGTTACCTGTTTTATGCTGGTTCGGGAACAAGGCTACTATATTGGAAGGTTCAGAAGCTGGATCAGTGGTTGCAGTAGATGTTTGTATTCACAGTTACTTCGAGATTACACCTGAGTTTATTCCAAATAATTACAAAGGAATAGAGCAGTTTGAAATAGTAAACATGGCTAGCAAGGGCATGCAGGATGCGATGATTCGACAGATTTATAGTGCAGTTCCTAGAAGAGTGCAGATATAGGAGTCGAAAATGTTTGATAATATATTTGAAAATACTGATTTGGGATCTGTTATAAGATCAATTCTCTCGGCACTACATGAGCTAGATTATGTTATAGTTGGTGGAAACTTATCTGATTTAGATGCTGACGAGTTATATGAAGTTCATGATCTCTTTAGGGAAGGGGATAGTGATGAAGCTATTCTTTATCTAGAAGATCGAGGGATAGAAATAGATGTGATAGGAAAGGAAGATAATGAGAATTCGGAAACTTGAAAACATTTCTGACAGTGTTGTAAGTCTAAAACACAAGAATGGAGCAGAAACTACTCTTCCTCCTGGACAAACACTTCGGGATATAGATATTACCAACTTAAGTGAAGTGCAAGGTCAGGTTAAAGCAGTGCATGACCTGACAGAGGTTAGCGAGGATAGTGGAAAAACCCGATTGGACGATTAAAACAATGAAAGTACCTAATCCATCTGACAATTTAATGTTTTTTAAGATAGCTCTGGATTGCTCAAAGGATGATCCGGAAGAGTTCAAAAAGCATAGTGCTGCTGCTTTGGCTGCTAGTAAGTTATGCAATGATTACTCTAAAATGAAGCAGGTGTTTTTGGGAATTGAGCCCGAATCTTATGCAGAGTCGTGGATGGTACAGAACCTTGTTCGTGCTACTAGAGAGTTTGAAGATTTAGTAGTTATCTATTTTGTTAAGATAATGTTGAAGGTGATTGGTAGTCGAAAGTCTCGAAAACCACATAAGTAACCTTTTATCTCTTTAATCTACCTATCTCATTTAACGCAGAATCGAGGATCACAGTTGAAATGACGAGTAGTAGTGTAACATATGGGTATGATGTTGCATTGAAGAGCTTATTATACGATAGGTTTGCAGATACTATTGGAATAAATATTACTAGCTCAAAGACTGATAATATGAATCAGGGCTTGTTTCAGTGCCCATTTGAGATAGCTCAAAGAGAGGCTTCCGAAAAGCGAAGTACCAACTTTCTGGAATTCATGCACTTCTATAGGATGGGAATGAATCCGAGTTGGGATAGGCAGAGAACAGTTCTAGCTCAAAGAGGTCTTTGGGCGCTGATGGATAAAGATGCTGATAAAAGGTTACTAACCAATATCAAGGCTCAACCTGTTGATCTTCTTTACAGTGTGTGGTTCTGGAGTAAGAGTTGGGAAAAGTTAAATTTATGTATGGAGGATTACATTTTCTGGCAGCAGGAGAACCCAAAAGTTGAAGTCTCATATGATATAGGTGATGATAAATATCCAATAGCAATAAGACCTGATCTTCATTTCGGGGAGATTGTTGATGAGTCGACATATCCTGAAAAGTATGAGGTTGGTACAAAGTTTATCATTAGAATGCCCATCAAGATGGATGGTTGGGTGTTCAAAAGTACTACTTTGAAACCTATTAGAAAAATCCGTCTTACTGTGTATGATAAAGATGATGTGACTGATTACTCAGAAATCATAGGACCTGATCCCAATACCGAATTAGAGCAAGCTTTGAAATTCTTTAGGAAGTCAATTTATAACATTATTGCAGTTAGTATTATAGATGGAAAAATAACAGTGGCTGGAAAATATGGAATTGACTTCTCTGTAGGTGAAAAGATAATTATAAGAGACTCCACAGGAAACGATGGAATGTATACTGTTTCTATCATTTCTCAAGGAGCTGATAGTACAATATTAGTAGTAGAAGAACCATTATCTAGCTCTGTTGTAGATGGCGTAATCCAGAAAAGTGGGTAGAGAAGAGAGATGCCTAAGGGAGTATACCCAAGAACAGAAAAGCATAGACAGATTAATAGAGAATCTGCAAGGAAACGATACACTACTCAATCCTCTCCAAATAAGGGGAAGACGTGGGAAGAAATCTATGGGGAAGAGAAAGCTGCAGAGATGAGAGAGGGTGTAAAGAAGTGGACAAAAACACCGGAAGTGATAGAAAAAGCAAAGAAAACTCGGAAGGAAACCTATAAGAAGAATGGAGGTCTAAATCACGGACCCGATTGTGGATGTGGTATTTGTAAAGCTAAAAGAGGAGAAACCAAGGGAGAGAATAATCCTAATTATGGAAAGCATCCTTCTGAGGAATCAGTAAGAAAATCTGTAGAAGGAAATAAAAAAAGATATAGAGATGGAACGCATAAGTTGTGTGACCCTGAGGTTGCTCTAAAGAGAAAGAAAGCTGCTTTGAAAGGTTTAATGGAAAAGCGTCCGACATCCTACGAAAAAGCTATTATAGATGTTATTTTAAATAACTTGCTCCCTTACACATATGTTGGTGATGGTTCCTTTTGGATTACAAGTAATGGAAAGCATATAAACCCTGATTTTCTTCATAATGCTAAACGAGTAGTAGTAGAAGTTTTTGAGGATTTTTGGAAAGAATTAACTTATGGTTCCGTAGGAGCGTATGTCAAAGAAAGAGAATCTTTGTTTCAAAAACAGGGATTTGAAGTGGTTTTTATTAACAAAAAAGATATTCAAAAAGGTGAAAAGCACCTCGTTAACTTATTGAGAGGAGATTAATCATGAGTATGTTTTTAAGCGCAGGGATTTACGTGAGTGAGAAAGATGTGTCCGATATTGTCCCGCGGGTTGCTAGTGCTTCGGCGGCAATAGTTGGATACTCGGTTAAGGGCAGTATTGATAACATCATCTTGGTTACGGATGATCAGCAGTTTATAGATGAGTATGGAGAACCTGATCCCGCTTCGGGCCACTGCTTTCATTATGCAGCTCTAGCTTACTTGAAGAAAGGCAATGCTTTGTACTGCCTTAGAGTAGTAAATGGAGCTAAGTATGGTGGTGCAGATATTATGAAGGCAGGGTCTACTTATCCCAATGACCCATTCAATGCTGGCCCTGGCCATTCTAGTGCAGTTTTTAGTGCAGAATCTGGAATGTTAAATGAGACACTCTTCCAGATCTTTGGAACCAACCCTGGAGTATGGAATAACAGGATCGGTATTAAGATTCAGAATGTTAAGCAGAGTACTGATCCAGTTCCAACTGACCAGAATACATTTGAGATAGTGGTGTATTGGCAAGATGACGATGGAAACTGGGCACAAGTTGAGAATTGGAAAGTTTCGAGAAAGAACAAAGTTGATGGGTATGGTAAAGACTTATATCTTGAAGACAAAATCAATGGCATTAGCAAGTACATTGTAGTTGCGGATAGTAATCAGACTTTAATGCCTGATACTGTTCTTCCGAAAGCTCAAGCTACTAGACTCGTTTTTGCTTACGGAGATGATGGCAATGTTCTTTCAACTCTTGGTACAGAAGTAAAAAATGGATGGGATGAGTTTGCAAACCCAGATGAGATTGATGTTAGGTTGCTTATCAATGGTGGTGAAACAGCAGTAGAGGTTCAAACCAAAATGAGAGATGTAGCTGAGAGTAGGTATGACTGCTTTGCTGTTCTAGATATACCCTGGGGAGACACAGGTTCTATTCTAAATATGGTTTCATTTAGAACTACTGATCTGAACTTTAATAGTAGCTACTGTGGTTTGTATGGACCGTGGATCCAAATTCACGATCCCTATAATGACAAACTTATCTACGTCCCGCCTTCAGGGTATGTAGCAGCTCAATGTGCTTATAATGATTATGTAGCTGATCCGTGGGATGCTGTTGCTGGATTTAACAGAGGTGTTATTGATGATGCCCTGAAAGTTACACTATCAACTGGTAGAATACTTACGGAAGGGGATAGAGATACCCTTTACCAGAATCAGATTAACCCAATTCAAACGTTTAGAGGTGAGGGTCATGTAATCTGGGGTCAGAAAACTCTCCAGAAAAAATCTTCAGCACTGAGTAGTATAAATGTCAGGCGGTTGCTCATTGTTCTCGAAAAATCAATAGCTATCTCTTTGAGGAGTTATGTATTTGAGGGCAATACCGAGGTAACTAGATTTAGAGTTACTGCGCTGTTGGATGAGTATTTAGAGAGACTATCATCTCAAGGGGCTTTCCAAACCGAAGGTGGGGATCGAGGATATCACGTAGTTTGTGATGAATCAAATAACACTGCAGCAGTTATAGATGATCAGGTACTTGCAGTTGATGTGTTTGTTAAGCCGGTTCGAGCAGCGGAGTATATTAAGTTGCAAACGATTGTGAGTACCACGGGCGCCAGTTTTGAAGAACTTATAGCCAGGGGAATTAATTTCTGATAATTTTTAGTATAAGGGGAAAAAGAAAATGGCAAATATGTCGGCGGACAATTTAAAAAATAATGTATCCGACTACCAGCGTGCATACTGGTGGGATATTATCATCCCCAATCTTATTGGTGGGGGTGATGCTGGTGCTCTTGAAGTTCGAGCTCAGAGTACTCAAGTTCCCGGGAGAAGTTTTGGAGAAATTCTAATTCCATACAAAGGAAGTGCCGGATTTAAAGTTCCAGGTAAACTTGTTATGTCCCATGTCTGGCCATGTGTTTTTGTTGAAGGTTTAGACAGAAAAGTATTTGATGCAGTCCTTGGCTGGAAGCAGGCTGTAACTGATGCTAGAACTGGTAAAGGGGGACCAGACTCAGTTATTAAGAAGGATCTCTATTTACGCCTTACTGATGGTAATGGGA